GTATGGACATGGTTACAACCTGATAGTACAAGTGAACCTAATCATTCTGGTTTATTTTGTGTAAGAGGTAATACTCCTGAGTTTCAATATAACTATATAAGAATAGATCATCCTTATAAACAATATGAGTATAGATTTTTTCCTTGGCCTGGTAATGATGTTATTAAACAAGTTATTACTAATACAACAGTTTATGTAAACTTATTAAATGCAAATGGAGCAACAGATCCCAATGCTATTCAACAGTTTAGCTACAGCAGTTATACCGTAAAATTTGCAGGTAGAAAAAATTATGCTTTAACAAGAGATCTTTTAAGTAATACAGAATGGGATTTTGGAGAACCTAACGCATATCGACAAATTGTTGCTGGCTACGTTCAAGGTTTAAAAGGTACTGGTAGTTATTCTTCTCCTTCTCATATCACTTCAGATAATCTTCCTCAAAAAAGAGTTTCAACAGTTCAATGGACAAAAATATATCACCCTGATTGTTCTTATGGTGGTACTTATCCTGGCTATGGACATCACACCGTTATTGTTAGGTTTGATAATTGGCCTTCTGCTGGAGTTTCAACTTTTGCTTTATATATCAATAAATGGCACGTTACTTCAAATATTCAGGGAAGAAATGGCCCTGAATGGGGTGATGCTCAACAACCTACAAGTGTCACTTTAGTATCAGCACATGGAGGAGGACAAACTGTTAGTGGAGTTGAATTTCATTACACAACAGATGACGGAAGAGGAGGTAAATTTATTCCTATTGTTGACAGCAATATTTCTGGTTCGTCTGCTGGTGGTCATCCTTGTGGAATTACTAGATTTTACTATGTAAGGAAAATAGAAGATGAATGGCAAAATGAAGATCCAGTTATTAATTCATTAATTACAACTTCAGATACAGATGGTAGTGGAGATGATATTGCTAGTGGTTCTGGACTTCAAGTTCGATTTAAGGCTTGGGCTAATACAGCAAGAACAGAGATTTACGCTGAATGGAATTTAGAAGGATCAAGAGGTAGCGGTTACATGGAAGGAGACAGAGTTAGAATCCCTTCTCAAGACGATCCAGATGATACAGATGAAACTCTTGTTCCTGCACAAATTATTGAATTACAGGTTTCAAATACAGTTGAAAAAACATTACCAAGTCGTTTAAATCTTTATGATGCTGCTGCTGATTTTTGGAAATACGAAGGTGATCAATCTAGCCATTTAGAAGGCCCAGAACATCAGATCACATACTGTAATGAAATAGTAAGAACAGAAGGAGTTGATAGCCTTGGTAGTCCTGCAACATATTCAGATTTAGCGTATGCAGGTTTAAGAATTAACAGTTCAAAAGAGTGGACAAACTTTAGTCAGTTCTCTGCTTACTTTAAAAAAGGAATAAAAGTAAAAAGTTTACTAGGTGGTTCAGATAGATCGACAAGTTTATTTCCAGAAATTGCTTATGCGTTGTTAACTAATTCAACAATAGGTGCTGGAAAAGTTATTAATACAGATTCAGTTAATAAAGCAAATATGACTATTGCAGCTAATTTCTGTAAGAAAAATAACTTATTTTGGGATGGAGTAATTTCAAATCGAGTTAATTTAAGAGAATTTATTTTTGAGCAAGCAACTTATTGTTTATTAGATTTTACGATTATTGGAGGACAATTTAGCTTGTATCCTGCTGTTCCTTTTGATCCTAATACTTTTGAAATTGACTTAGATGGGCCAATTCATTCAAAGCCAAAGATCAAAGCAATGTTTACTGATGGCAATATTAAAGATTTAAACGTAGCCTTCCTAAACCCTGAAGATAGAGAAACATTCCAAGCAAATATTATTTATAGAAAAGAAAAAGTTAATGGTTTTTCTGAGAAGAAATCTTTAGTGGTTCGTCTTGTTGGGTCAGCCCATGAAGATGATCCATTAGAGACATTTGATTTAAGTGGTTTTTGCACAAGCATTGATCATGCTGTTACTTTTGGGAAATATGTTCTAAGTAATAGAGAAAAAGTAGATCATACAATTACATTTAAAACTGCTCCTCATTACATCAATGGTGTTCAACCTGGCGACTACATAAGAGTGTATTCAACAACTCAACACGTTCAGCGATTTAATAACGGTGCAATTCTTGATGACGGAAAGATTGTTTGTAAAGATATAAGTGAATTAGCAAGTGGAACTCAACCTAAGAATTTTTATTGGTGGAATACTAAAGAATCGGTTGTACAGGAAGACAGTCATAACTTTTCCAATTGGACTTCTGATAGTCAATTACCTGCAACGTACAGAAATTCTTTGTTTACGATTAAAGAATCTGAAGCTTCTGATCAATGCTACAAAGTTGAAAGTATTACGTTTGGTGAGGATGGATTAATTGAACTTTCTGGATCGTATTCAGAATTAACGAGTGACGGTAAGCTGGCTATATTACAAGGATGGAACGATGGTTCTCGTTTCGCACCAGTAGAAAGCTAAATGGCAACAGCACAACCATTTCCTACCGTTAAGCCAACGTCCAGAAGTTATAACCCTGGAACGTATCCAAGTACCACGTTTGAATCGCTAGACGGTACAAAGACACATTTACGTTTTGGTAATAAACGAGTTAATGCAACTTTGACTCTAGGGTTTTCAAATATTTCTGATTCTGATGCTGCTTTGATTTTGGCTAACTATGAAGATGTAAATTCTGATTGGGATTACGTTACTTTTAATCGTGGTTATGCAACTTCAGGTGTGACAGACACTAGCCTTTTAACTTATTTAAAAGAGTCTGGATCAAGTCTCAAATGGAGATATTCTGGCCCTCCAAGTGTCACAAGTAGTTTTAAAGGAAAGAGTAATGTGAGCTGTTCTTTTGTCGCTTGTCTCGATTCACCGTAGAATAAACGCAATGTTTTTGATCTAGGGCTGTGGCGAAGTATTTCAGTGGTAAGGATGGAAAGCTGTATGTAGGAGGAACTAATGTTGCTCAGCTACAGAGCTGGAGTTTTTCACAGTCAATGTCTGTTCTAGAAATCACAGCAATGGGTGATACAGATAGAACACTAAAACCTGGTGTTAGAAGTTATTCAGGTAGTGCAAGAGCTTATTACTATACTGCTACTGCCGCAGGTGCTCCAAACGTAACTGATTTGTTAACAGCAGCTATAAAGAGTAGTGGAACTGAATCAGATAAAGTTACCTTAAAACTTAGATTAGAAGAAACATCAGGTTCAGATACAAATGCAAGAGATATTGAATTTGGTGCTTATGTCACGTCAGTTTCTATGAGTAGTTCTGTAGGAGAAGTTTCATCTGTTGATTTTAGTTTTGAAGTTGATGGTGCTCCAAGTATTGACACTATTTCTACTTAACTGTGGCTGTTTATTTTGGACAAAATGGCGAAGTAGAGATTCGCAGGGATACTTTGTCATCCCCTATCCAAACGAAGTTAGATCCGCATGACGTAAATACATCAACTAAAAGATTTTCAATTGACCATTCTTCTGGATCGTTGATTACTGGAGATCGTGTAGAAATTGCAACAGTTGATAAAAGCACATTAGAGCTTGTAAGTGGTCATAATCATCCAGATGGAAATTGGTATATTTATGTTGATAAAATGGGTGGAATTAGATTATTTAATACGTTTGCGGCTGCTATTACAGGAAGACAGTCAGATGCTTTAACACTTGTTACTCCTAGTGCTGCTAAAGAAGTGACACTTCAAACTGTTAACTCTAGATTTAGACATTTAGCCAGAGTACAAGATTTTGAAATTACAACGAATAGAGATCAAGTTGACTTGACTCCTCTAGGTGCTCAATTTAAAAAACAATATGAAGCAGGGTTAATTAGTGGTCAAGGAACTTTAAATTGTTTATGGGAACACAGCTCCGAGTTAGCTGATAATACTGCTGTTCAAGATCCAGAGTTTCCTTTTTACCTTGCTCAATTAATTATTCGTCTTCAGCAAGGAGCAGATTTTGATGGACGTTTTTATATTTATAAAGATTCTAATAGCGTTGTTCATACTGTTTGGTATGAGGCTAAATGTGTTGTAACAAATGTTGCTGTTAGTGTTTCTGCGAGCCAAGAAATAACAACAAGAATTGAATTTATAACGACTGATGTGATTACTTTAAATACAGGAGCAACACCTGGATACTTGTTACAGGAAGATGAAAATAAGATTCTCCAGCAAAGTGGAAGTCCCATATTGCTCGATCAGCCGTAATATAGAGGCATTGGTTCTTAGTTAAGGGAAATGCCTGATCTTGAAATTAGTAATCTGCCAGCGTTAGCAGAAGCAGGTGTAGCAGCGACAGACCCATTAGCCATTGCAGATATTAGTGCGAGTGAGACGAAAAAGATAACAGTAAAAGATCTTATAGAAGCTGGGGTTGCATTAATTGATGCAGCTTCCATCCCTGCTGCAAAAGTTGGAACATTAGGAACAGACCAAGTAGCAACTGGGGCTATCGTTGACGGAGCAGTAACTAATGCAAAATTAGCCAATTCAAGTGTTTCGTTAGGCGGTATATCAATAGCTCTTGGCGGTACTGACGCTACTCCTGCATTTAATCTTGCTGATGCAACTGGATATACAACAGCAAATTTAAGTGGAACGATAAGCAATGCCCAGTTAGCAGGGTCAATAGCTAATAGTAAACTTGCAAATTCTTCTGTTTCTTTTGGAGGTATTTCATTAGCACTTGGTGGAACGGATGCAACACCAGCTTTTAACCTTACAGATGCAACTGGTTATAAAACGACAGAACTTGTAGGGACAATAACTAACGCACAACTAGCAGGATCAATTGATGTATCTAAACTTGTTGCTTCAAACGTTTCTTTTGGAGGCGTGGCTGTAACTCTTGGTCAGGCAGATGCCACTCCTGCTTTTAACTTGACGGATGCTACTGGATACCCTACGTCTTCTCTAGTTGGCACGATTACTAATGCACAATTAGCAGGATCAATTGCAAACGCTAAGTTAGCAAATTCTTCTGTAAGTTTTGGAGGAATTGTTGTTGCCTTAGGCGATTCAGATGCTACTCCTGCTTTTGACTTAACAGACGCAACTAATTATCCTACATCTTCCTTGTCAGGGACAATTACAAATGCTCAACTTGCAGGATCTATAGACGTTTCTAAGCTTGTCTCGTCAAATGTGTCATTCGGAGGAGTAGCTGTAACCCTTGGCACGGCTGACGCTACGCCTGCATTTGATTTACAAGATGCAACAGGTTATCCTACTACAGCATTAGTTGGAACAATTACTAATGCACAATTAGCAGGAAGTATTGCAGCTACTAAATTAGTCTCAGGAAGCATAACTTCAACTCAGTTAGGAGCAAATTCTGTAACAGATTCAGAGCTTGCAAATAACGCTGTAGATACTGGAGCTGTTCAAAACGGAGCGATTACAAACGATAAAGTTGAGACATCAACTTCTGCTACTACAGGCTTGGATGGTGCGGCAAAAATTAGAGATGGATCTATTACTGCTGCAAAACTCAATACATCAAATATTGATCGTTCATTAAATGTAGCCAGTGGAAATCTTGGAATAAATAACACAGTCACAGCAGCAACTCGCTCTGGGATCACATATAACGCACAAGGGTTAATCACAGGAACAGTTGCTCTTGCTGCTGCTGATTTACCTGTTGCAACTTCTAGTGCTGTTGGTGGTGTTTCGGTTAGTACTGGCTTAACTGTTAGTGGAGCGGGTGCGTTATCACTTACTAATAGTGTTACTGGAGCAACAGTTAGCGGAATAACTTTCAATAATCAAGGAATGATTACTGCTGCAACTGCTTTAGTTGCAGGTGACTTACCAGTATCAACAACAAGTGCTAAAGGTGCAGTTCAGATAACATCTGGAGGCGGTTTAACTGTTGATGGCTCTGGTAATTTAACAACTTCAACAAGTGGGATTAGTGCTGGAACGTATCAATCAATAACTGTAAATAATAAAGGTGTAGCAACAGCAGGTGCAGCATTAACAGCAGGTTTAATTCCTGATCTTGCTGCTAGTAAAATAACAAGTGGAAGCCTTGATGCTGCAAGGATAGCTGCTGATTCTATTGATGGTTCTAAGTTAAGCAATAGTTCGACAACAATATTCCAATCTATTGCTCAAAGTGGTTATCCAACTGCATTATTCAGTGGCCAGCTACTTTTTGACACAGTGTCAGAAGATGCTTTCATCTGGGACGGAACAGCTTGGCAAGCAATTACGACCTTGACCAAAGGTTCGTTGGTCTACGGAGGTGCGTTCAACGCTACAACTTCCAAGATGGTAGCGGCGACCACCGCAGGAATTGCGGCTGGACTTGTAGTTGGATCTAACTTACCTACAGCCAGCGCAAATACTGACGGTGTTTATGTTGTGGTTTCAACTGCTGGAACTCCAAGTTCTCCAGCTCCAGTCGTCGCACTTTCACCTCCTGATTATGTTCTAGGCGTCACGAATACATCAGGAAGTAGCTGGAATGAGGTTGATCTTTCGCAGACCGTAGCAGGCCAGGTTGCAAGCAATATAACCTTCACACCTTACGGTCAATTAAGTGCAACTAACGTACAAGATGCATTGCAGGAGCTAGAGACAGAGAAACTAGCACTTGCGGGTGGTACTGTCACAGGTCAGGTGCTAATTGGTAATACTGGAAGTCTTGTATTTGAAGGATCTACAATTGATGCTTATGAAACAACATTAACAGTTGCAGATCCAACATCATCAGATAAAACTATTACTTTTCCAGACATAACTGGAACAGTAATTACAAGTGGAGATACAAATACAGTTACATCAACAATGGTTGATACAAGCTTAGTAAATGCGAATTTAGCTGCTGGAGCTGCGATTGCTTTTAGTAAGTTAGCTGCTTTAACTTCTGCTCAAATCCTTGTAGGTAATGGATCAAATGTAGTAACAGGAGTTGCAGTTACAGGTGATATAGGAATAAATAATGCAGGTTTAACTTCTATTACTGCTGGAGCAATTGTTGATGCTGATATATCTGGATCTGCTGCAATTACTGGTTCAAAAATAGCAACAGGAACGACAAGTGCCGTTGGTGTTCTTCAATTAACTGATTCAGCTTCAAGCACAAGTGCAACAACTGCTGCTACTCCTGCTGCTGTAAAGACAGCGAAAGATGCTGCTGATGCTGCTGCTACAACAGCTAATGCTGCTTTACCTGCTACGGGTGGAACACTTACAGGTAACTTAATTCTTGATAATGCAAAAGAATTAAGGCTAAGTGAAGCTGATGGTGACGGCGCACATTTCACAGGCTTTAAGGCTCAGGCTCAATCAGCAGATATAACTTATACACTTCCAGCAACAGCACCTACTACAGGTCAAGTGCTCAAAAGTGGCTCTACAGCTACAACTCTTGAGTGGGCTGCTGATAGTGCAACTGATGCAACGAAAATGCCTCTTGCAGGTGGCACGTTCACAGGAGATGTCACATTCACAGGCGATAGCAGTAATGGGTTATGGGATAAGTCAGCAAGTGCTTTTGTTGCAAATGTCACTGGAAATGTAACTGGCAACGTCACTGGAAACACTTCAGGTTCTTCAGGTTCGTGTACTGGAAATGCTGCTACTGCAACAGCTTTGGCCAGTGCGAGAACAATAGGTGGAACAAGTTTTGATGGAACAGCAAATATAGCCGTAGCTTTAGCTGCTACTGCAACAGCTTTAGCAACAGCAAGAAATATTGGTGGGGTTAGCTTTGACGGTACAGCCGCAATAGATCTCCCTGGCGTTAATGCTTCTGGTACTCAGGACACAAGTGGAACAGCAGCTTTAGCAACTGAATTTACAGTTACGGCAAATGATTCCACTGATGAGACTTGTTATCCTTTGTTTTCTGATGGAGCCACAGGCTCACAAGGAGCCGAGACTGACACAGGACTTAGTTATAATCCGAGTTCAGGTAAATTAACGGCTACAGAATTTGTAGGAAATATAGACGCTGTAGATGGAGATTTTGATGGAACATTAGAGGCTGATGCCATAACAATTGGTGGTACAGCTTTAGGTACAGTAATAGCTGGCACAACAGTTACTGACTCAACCAATGCCGCACATGTATCTGTAGCAGATAACGAAAGTACAAATGAGAATGATTTAATTCCTTTCATTGAAGATGCTTCTGCTACTGGAAATGTAGGTTTAGAATCTGACGGCGATTTTCATTACAACCCAAGTACGGGCACAGTAACAGCAACGATTGTTAGTGATTCAAAAGGCAACCTGCGTTCTATACCTCAAAACACTCAAGGTTCTACTTATACATTAGTTGCAGCAGACGCAGGAAAACATATACTTGCTAGTGGAACAATTACAGTCCCTGATAGTGTCTTTTCTGCTGGTGATGCAGTAACGATTGTCAATAATACAGGCAGTGACTTAACTATTACAAAAACAATAACTACTATGTATTTAGGTACTGATGCTTCTAGTGCGAATAGAACTTTGGCTACAAGAGGAATGGCTACAATATTATTTGCATCAGGAACAGTTGCTTACATCTCAGGTGCAGGGTTGTCGTAAATGTACCTACTAACTAACACACAACACGGAGATTAATTATGAGTCCTATTCAACAAATGCTTTTAGGTGTAGGTGTAGGTGCTACGAAAACCTACGTTGACGATGTGTTTAGCCAATATGCTTACATTGGGAATGGATCAGGTCAAACAATAACTAATGATATCAACGTTTCTGGCGAAGGTGCTTTGGTATGGATAAAGAAAAGATCTGGTGGTTCTGCTCAAAAACATATACTATCTGACACCGTTAGAGGTTTGGCTAGTGCTGGTAACGCATATTATCTAAGTTCTGACAGTAATGAAGCGCAAGATGCAGGTGCCCTTTTAACCGCTTTTAATAATAATGGTTTTAATGTCAGTAGTAATGACATAGTTAATGGCTCTGGCAGCGACTACACCTCATGGACATTCCGCAAGGCACCTGGTTTTTTCACCGTAAAAGAGTTCACAGGATCAGGTAGTAACCAGTATATTTCTCATGATTTGGGAAGTGTTCCTGGTCTAATAATAATAAAATCAACTAGTGCTAGTGGTAATTGGATTGTTTTCCATAGAAGTTTAGGTAAGAATAAATATCTAAGGCTCAGTACAGGGGAAGCAAATTCCGATAATGGTGATTATTGGGGAAACTTTTTACCAACAGCAACTAAATTCAGGGTAGGTGTAGACGGAGAAGTTAATAGCAATAATGTTGAATATATCGCTTACATTTTTGCCCATAATAATGGAGATGGAGAGTTTGGAGAATCAGGCGATAAAGATATAATTAAATGCGGTAGTTATACAGGAACTGGATCTGCCAATAATGTAGTGACGTTAGGATTCGAGCCACAATATGTAATGCTTAAGAACTCAACTGCTGGTGATGGATGGTCTAATTGGTTTACTTATGACAATATGAGGGGAGTCCCTACTGGGGATGACGATAATCATGTATTAGCTAATAAGTCTAATGCAGAATCAAGCTATTCAGGAAATTCTATTGATTTCACCTCAACAGGGTTTACAGTTCAACATACTGGAGTTGCTCATAATCAAAGTGGTTCTACTTTTGTTTATATAGCAATTCGACGTCTAGATGGTTCAGTCGGCAAGCCGGTCAAGGATGCGACTAAAGTCTTTGCCATGGATACGGGTAGTGAAAGCGATACTATCCCTAACTTTGATAGTGGATTCCCTGTTGACTTTGCTTTCTATAAACGAACTGCTGCAAACGGTGATTGGTCTACAGGAGCAAGATTAATACAAGGGAGAGAGCTATGGCTAAATGAAAATGCTGCTGAGGATGCTCGGGCTACTCATGTATTTGATGGCAACACTGGGTGGGACAATAGCACCAAGGATTCGGGCTTTCACTCATGGATGTGGAAACGCCACGCTGGTTTTGATGTCGTTTGCTATACAGGAAATTCTACAAATCCTAGGACTATCAACCATTCACTTGGTCAGGCACCTCATATGATCTGGACTAAGGGTAGAAATATTGCTGAAGATTGGACCGTTGGACATCACGAAATGGCTTCATCTAATCCTTGGAACTCATACATGGATCTAAATAGTGATAGTGCTGCAAGTGCTACTACTCTCTATGTAGGAACACCGGGTGCTACTTCTTATCAAGTCGGATCACACGATAGAGTAAATGGAGCTTATGATTATATAGCCTTCTTATTCTCTAGCGTTGACGGCATCTCAAAATGCGGAGAATACGATGGCGATAGTGGAGGAATAACAGTAACAACTGGATTCCAACCAAGATTCCTTTTCATAAAGGTTACTACCACCGCAAACTCTTGGTACACGCTAGATACTACTAGGGGATGGGGTTCTGGTGATGATAAATTTATGTATTTCGATTCCAATCAACCCCAATCTGATCATGAGTTTGGTGCTCCTACTTCAACAGGATTTACGTTACCCGGTGGTAATAATGGTATATGTAACTCTGGTCATAAATACATTTACTACGCACATGCCTAATCAAGAATTAAGAGATTTACCTACTAGTTCTGGAGATGATTGGCCTCATAATGTGACATGGCCTAGCAAGCCTTTTTGAGGGTTGGGGTTATACTTTGAGGACAATGTATTATTTTTATGTCTGAGCAATTAGCTGAACTCGGTAATCAACTAAAACAAGAGCAGGTTATCCAGCAAGATCTAAAAAATAGATTTGAAGAAAGTACTACAAGAGCTACAGAAATTCAAAGCAAATTAAACCAGTTAGCACTTGACGCTTCTGAAGGTGGGACTGAAGGCGAGGCTTGTCCTGCATGATTAAAATTCTTACTTATATCAATACAGCAGCGGTTGTTGTTGTATTGGGATCTGGTGCGTTTGCCTATTTTCAACGTGGCAAGATTACAGAATCCATAATGAGTGAAGTACAAAAACAGTTGCCTTCTCTTGTTAAAGGAGCGATGCCGTCAATACCAAGCGTTCCATCAAAAACAGGATCTGTGCTTCCTTTTAAATGATTCAAATAAAATCATTTCATGGATTGTCAACGGTTTTGCTTGCGTCAGGTTTGATAGCAAGTAATTTTATGAGCTTAAACATGCTCGCAAAGAAAGATGGAGGAATCCCTGATATAGCAAAGCTTTCCAGTACTCCATATAGTTCGCTTCAAATCAGAAGTAACAAAGGTGCTGATGGTGGAGAGGAGTGGAGTTTTAATTCTCGTCAACACGATCCAAAGACTATGTTGACTTATACCGATTCAGAACAACCTACCTTTAACGGAAAGGTCAAGAAGAAATTTACTCATAAGGAATCTGTAGCTCAGTTTGTTATTTACCCAAAAGGTGAAGGAGGAAAACTCACAGCAGATCAGATTGCTTGTATAGAAAAACAAGCTCAAGGTAGAAGCAACGGAATGATGATTGCTGATGCTGGATCAGTTCAAGTCACACCTGCAATTGCGAGCGTCCCAATTATCGGTCCCGTTATGGCAGGTCTTTTCTTTTCACAAGCTAGGAAACAAGTAGGAAATGTTGCGAGTGATATTGCTGGTCAATGGAACGACTGCTAAATGGAAATAGAAGAAATTGGAATCAGGGAGATACCTGACGCTTCAATTAATACAACAATAGTTCGCACCTCAAGTCCACAAATCCCTAGCAATATAGGTTTTCCAGTTATTCAAATGCCTGGCTGTGTAAGGGCTAGGACGTTAAAAAATAAGAATTTAGTTACTAATGATCCTGCTGGAAATTTCTATGTATGTGACGGCAACGTACCAACGCTTGAAAGTATGACCGTTGACTGGGACGGGCTGTCTGCTGTTGGACCTGTAAAAGCAGATGAGCCAACACTTGTTCCACCTGTTCCCAAAATCAATTCAAAAGGGAATCAGAGAAAGGAAGTGGAAGAGAAGGATGGCAAAGATAACGAGGAGGGAAATACCGATGTAGGGCAGCAAGATCTCAATACTCCAGTGATTGATGGAGAGTTTATTGCAAAAATACTACCCTGCCCATCTGTTGACACAATGCAACGAAGCCCCGTAGGAAGTTTGGGGAAGGGAGGTTTAGCATTAGTAAAAGGCTGGAAAAGAGATGAACTTACAGGTAAATGTGAAACGGTATGGGAGGGGCTAAGTCCGATAGAGATTGCAGGTAATTACGCTCCACAACCTACGGTTTTAGTAAATACATCTGTTATTGCGGTTACATCAGTTGTTGGAGTTACTGTTATAGGTCAACCAATAGCAAAATTCTTTCAAAAGCAAGTCAAAGGTCAAATCAAATCATTTTCTAAGAAGATTACTAAAAAGCTATTAGCTATTCGGGGGAAGAAACCTCCTGTAAAGTCCCTCGCTGAAAGGAGAAAGGAGCAGAAGGATTCTCGGAAGTAACCTCAATACTGTGAGTGTGATCTGGCAATGTATTAGGAGGGTTCACTAAACGAACATCTTCACAGACAACATAACTAGGACTATCTTTTGCATAAACAACACCAAGTTTTAATTGCTCGGCACATACTTTTAAACGGCCTAAAGCGTAATCTAATTTTTTAGCTTTATATGCTTGTTCTAAATAATCTATTCGTGTTCTTTGTGCTCTCACGCAGTTGTTAGTCATGCGTTTATCTAGTGGAACGGCAATCGTAGCTGTAATACCATAGTTAAAACTTAAGTTATTTTCAGCTTGTCCTGTCCTAATTGGTTTTGTATATAAAACTCCACCAGGATTTATTAAATTACCGTCATCATCTGTACTGTCATCATATATATTTTCTTGGTAATAAGGTTCAAACGGATCTTTCCAAGTATTCACTTTAGAAACGAATGGATTAATGGTTAGAGTCGTTCCACTGCAACGGATTCCATCGCCTAATTCTTGATACATAAAGCTCCCCGATTGAACCTGAATACCTTGATTGATTACGGAACCTTGTGATGTTGCAGATGGAGAGGCTATAGTCGTTGAGTTTGCGAATACTGGTTGACTAAATGTTATTGAGTAAAGACAGATACCGATTCTACGATAGAATCTGTTGTAGTAGTTCGGTTTATTGTTGTTACATTTGAAAGGCCAGGTTGGGCTAGTGATTCTGTAAAGGAGAAGGCGTTGCCAGCAGTTTTTATTCCCCAGTCGGGTTTGTTCGCTGGAGTTATATCTACTGATGTCCATGAGAAGGTGATGTTATCAACTGTTTGAGGTGCATTTAATACAGCTTTAGGTGAAATAGTGTTTGTATTTAGTGGTTCGATATTGTGACCAGAAACAACGTATTCATACCCTGATCGATAATCAACTGATGTTATAGATTCCGTTACTACAGTCTTAGTTTCTTGTCTGCTATTAAGAGTACCAGTTGAGAATGTGGGCACAACGGGAACAGCAGAAACGCTAGTTCCTGCAAAGGATATGAACAGTAATAACTTATATATTTTACGCACTATTTAACAGTAATTTCTGATGAAACTTGAGCCGTTCCAGTAGTCCCCGCACCTCCAGCAACGGTTGTGGCAATTCCTGAGCTAACTACTGTTCCAGCAAGATTTCCTGCTACGCCCCCAGAGGTTACGACAGTGTTACCGAAGGCTGGCATGTCAGCAACAACTCCAGCAGAAACATCCACACCTGAACCTATCGCTGGAATAGCGTCACCTTGCAACCAGCTTTCTGAGAATGAGAACGCTGACCCTGCTGTATTAACTTCATAAACACCAACATCAAGTGTTGCTGCTGCTGAAGCCGAACCTGCTGTCAATTTTCCAAAGTGTTCTCCTGTCGTAACTTTTATATTCGAGCCTGACACTGAATAAGTACTTGGGACTCGTATCGCTTGTACTGCTGCTCCATCAACTTTCAAGCTG